TTGCTTAGTGCGTATTGGGTCACCCATTGGCAACAAAGCAGTCTGAATCCTACTGGTGATTGAACCCGATACGTTCTGATATAGCTGATATAAGGTCGTACCATCCGTACCAAACAGCGTAATACGACCATTTAGCGGGACAGAAGTGATATACGTCAGATTGTCGCCCTGGGAAGTGATAAACCACTTCTTTTCAAAGAAAACAGCTTGAATATAGCGATATGACTGCGTAAATACTGAATCATAGTATCTAAAGTTAAATGCAGCGCACAAAATGTTGTTCAGCAGCACTTGACCTGCATAAATCGGGTATGTGAAATCGATATTAGGAAAAATACCGTCTAAAGGGTCTGATAGTTTGGTTGTCGTGCTACCAACGAGTGCATACACGCCATAATCGTTCAAAAACAACACAGAACGGAAATACGGGAAGATCGTATACGGTCTTTTTGACCCTACAGATGCCGATACGTTCGTATTCGTGAAAATCGTAATGCCGTTGCTGTCAACAATAACGTTTGAGATAACATTAATTGAATCATCGCCAAATACATACAGGAAGTTATTGGCAGATAAAATCTGCTGTATGTTTCCATGTAGGGTTTCATCTGTTAAAACAAAACTGCCAGCAGAAACAGAAGTAAAATCAGTGTAGGAATTAGCAGCAGAGTAATATATAGTCCTACCCGCAGCGATCCACACACGCCCTGAAAAAGACGCAATCCCAACGTTCGGATCAGAGTTAACAATTCCTTTAAGTACTGCACCTGTTCCACCTCCACCTGAGACGGTCACCACCAAATTGGCTGCATTTGTGTAACCTGAACCTGGATTCGTAATTACAATTTCCGTTACTTGACCGCCAGCTAGGATGGCAGTACCAGCAGCACCTGAACCACCACCCCCTGAGAACGACACAACGGTATTCGCAGCGTTTGTATATCCTTGACCACCTGTGACCACCACAGCAGAGGCTGTACCTGTCGCAAATGTCACTACACCTGCAATAGCGGTTGCACCTGTGCCTGACGCATCATTAATTGTGACGCTAGGTGGGCTTGCAGGGTTATATCCAGAACCCGCATCAACCAAAGAGATAGTTTCAACCACACCAGACAATACGGTTGACACAGCGTTGGCTTGTGTACCGTTTGCACCAGGCGCACCAATTGTGACACTTGGGCTGACATAGCCAGAACCGCCATTTGTAACCGCAATAACGCCTACAGAACCAATATTGACAACATTATTGCCATCCCAAGAGAAATAACCCTTAGATGGATCAAGAATTAAGATTCTGTCGTTCTTCCATTGTGCGGTTTGTACTCCTGCACCACTAAATGTACCTGCACTAGCAACAACACCCTCTGTGCCATCTGTAGCGTTGTAATACTGTGCGCTTCCATCTGCCTGGAATGCAATCACATAATCTTTTAATTTAACGTTTCCAGAAGTTAAAGTCGTGGCAGTATTTGCCCACGTAACAGCAGTATTGGCTATCGTGACAGTATTGTAGTTAGGAATGATCTTTAGGTTAGCGTAACCAATAGGTTGAGCATTTTCTAACCAAGAAAACTCATCTTCTTTAATAGCTGTGCGGTTAGCTTGAGTATCAATTCCCCTAAAGGTTTTGACTACTTGATACGATTTTTTCTGCTCTGCCGCTGCCATATCAATAAATATTGCTATATGGAGATGGAATTCTTCGTGTGAAGACCGAATTCAGTACAGATTGAGCTTGTGCAGTGTATTGTTGCTTGTAAATCTCAGATTCACCAAACGATTGCTCATAGAACTTAGCCAAATACGCTGCATAGAACTGTACAGGGCTTGTATAAGGCGATTGAATGGTATCGTTGACCGTTGGCGTACTTAAACTTAAAGGTAAAGGCAAAATAACGGTATCCATCTCAATTTGATAGATTTGATCTGGAATAGGACCGATATAAATCGTATTTTGACCATATACAGAGAAACAACAAGGTCTACCAATGTAGTTTTGCCAAAATCTTAGCCTTGCATTGAAGTCTGACCAGGACAAATAGTCCAATGGCACACGAGAATTACCCCAATACAAGTTGATGTTAAGAATATCTAAGGTTTGTAGCCCTTGCGGTAAGGTTGAGAAAGGTATCTGCTCAACGTTACCTACATACGTCAAACCACAAGTACCATTTAAGAACTCAGTGCTAGGTGGATAATTGTTAAATGTGCTACCAGAACTTAATGGATACGGTGGCGCAGAACTGCTTGTTGTTCCTGCCGTTGTAACCTGGTAGGTGTAAATATTACTGAATATAAATGTTCCAGCAGCATAATAAGTATTGGCTAACCAAGGTGTTGGTGCGGTAGCGGTTACGCCACCAATCGTTGTAGCTGGAGGAGGGGGTGTTTGTATAACCTGAATCGTTCGCAGACAGCCAGTATCACGCACAAGACGTTCCCGTGCGGAATTAATGTAATCTGTTAGCTGCTGATCCGTGTAAAAATTCGCATTGGCATCATGCAGCAAACGTCTGACTTCCGTGATGTACCCGGAGAGATTTTGCGACATTTACGTTCCATAACTTAGGCTGCTGATCGGACTTTTCCCTCTGTTTGCTTTACAGCTCGCAGAGGTACTCTTTCCACCACCGGGGATTCGTGGTTCTTTTTTGGAGGCTCAGAGGAAAACTGCCACTTTGAAAGACGCTCTAATCCATCTTCCAAATCATTAGCAGTCCGAATCCATCCGAGCCTTGCCAGAAAAGGTTCTTTGTCTTCTACTTTGTAACCAAAGATATGTCGGGCTGCATCTTCATGCAACTCGACAGTTTCTCCAATCTTAAAAGTCCAGAACTGACCGCAATAGCCATCTTTAAGGATTTTGTCAGAATTGTTAGTTACGTAGATAATAGACATTTAGAAGCTCACTACATCGCCATAAACTGCAATATCAACAGTGTTACTGTTTCCACTAGCAGTGTTGACGTTGACATAAAGTGCTTGAGTGACAAAGCCAGTAACAGCAGTATTTGCGCCGTAAGCACCGTTAATTGTTAGGTCTTGGTATTTACCGCCACCTGTCAAATTACTCAGTACAACGTTTGCAACTACAGCGTTTGAAATGTTGCCATCATTAGTCGTTGTGATTGACACGTTTGCCGATGCGACTGAACCAGTAGCATTTTGAACGGTGATCCGACGAACAATAATTGCACCAGAACCAACAGCAGCATTTGCATTAGTTAAACCACCACTCAAAATAGGCAAAGTAACAACTGCGTTACCCGTAGTATTTAATGCGGTGGCTTTTACGACAGCAACACGACCATTACCGAAACTGTCAAGATAGAATTGACTGACTGAATCGTAATTAGCCATGTTTGCTCCTTAACTGTTGTAAGTGCCGGATACTGCCTGACCACCGTTGACCGTAGCCAAGGTAATCGTGGTAGCAGTAGCAACGATAACGTTTGCACGAACGTTAACACCGTCAGAGATCAATACACCGCCAGTATTATTGGCAATGAGGGTTGACCAGGTTGAAGGCGTAGCGCAAGCGGTGTTGGTGTTGTAAGCCGACACTGCTTCGATGGTTACGTTAGCCGTTGGAAACAACAGATACGTACCTGCTGGAACAATAGTTGTGCTGTTGTTACCAGTTAAGGTCGTAAGCTGCCAATAAGCACCAGGAGTGTTAGTACTGGCATTAGCGAGGACAATTTTGTTTAAACCAAGTGACATGACTATATCTCCTTAGATAGCGATTGAGTTATAGCCAGACACACGGGTCATCGACTTGGGCTTGGTCGAAACCAATTCCGCAATCATCAGAACCGCACCGACGTAACCGATTTGCCAGTTAGGCAGAGTCGATTCAAAGCCAGTAAACACGAACGAACCTTGCTCGTGAATGTAGAGCGACAGATAGTTGCTGTTGATGAAATATACCGTGCCTTCTGGACAGTATGGATCAGGATAAATTGGCACACCAGCGACCATCAGCGCACGGAATGCAGCTTGAGGACCGTTGTTGTCACCATCGAAACCATGACCGGGGGTGATAACGTATTGCTCTTGACCAACATAGTCTTGAGCCAATAGCGTCCAAGTACCGAAACCGCAAACGCCGAAAGTAGGAACTTCTGCGCCGTTCTTAACAGTACCAGAAATGTACTGAAGAATGTTTTGACGGGTTGGGTTGACGCTACCAGCAGCATACACTTTCGACTTCCACCAGGTGTAGGTCGAACGGTTGATGTTACCGTAGGTTTGCAGGTTAGTACCGTCATCAATTGCACCGGGCAAACCGATGAATTGTTGGGTATTGGTGTAGTTGGTGTACAAGGCGGTTG